AAGGTATGAAATCGTCGTACCTGATCCGGTCGGTCAAGCCCATCCGAGATAGGCCGGAACTTACGGTGGACAAGGACACAGTCTCTCCCGTGTCCTCGAAAATCTTTTCCACTATCTGCCGGTGTGTCATCCCAGCATCCAACATTTTTTCTAGTTCGTTCTTCGGGGGTAACTTCCTGTACTGACCCATGTGCCAATCACCGTCCTGTGTCACCATGCGAACACCTTGCGTGTGGCAGGTCTGATACACATCATGCACTAATGAGCGCGTATGTCAAACACAAGCCAAGCGTTTTCCCGCCTAGTGGAACTGTGGATAAACCTCGTGACGCACTAGCCTGCAAGGGGGAGGAATCACCCTGCGTTTTCCACAACCTGCAATCATGTTGCAATTAGGGTGACGACAGGATTAGAATGAGGGACATGATACCTACACTCATGGAAGCCAAGAGAGATTACATAGAATGGCGGTACTCTCAGGGGTACTCGCCGAAGACAATTGAGAACGATATCTCCTCGATCAAGCATCTTGCAACGGTGGTCGGGTGGAACCGACCCGTATCGGATATTCATGGCGGTCACATCCAAGAGGTGCTGGACGCTCGCAGGATCTCCCCGTCCACGGCAAACCTCAGAAGAGCCTGCTTCAGCAAATTCTTCAAGTATTGCCGAGCCATGAAGATGGTGAACCCCGACTTCGACCCACTCATCAACACCAGAAAGAGACCCACGCCCAAGAAGGAGCGGAAACGTGTCCACCCGAGCGACGTAAACACCCTCATAAACGGCTCTGAGAGCCAAATAGAGAGGATTATCCTGGCACTTGGACTGAACCTCCTGCTCAGGATTTCTGAGGTCTTAGATTTGCGCGTAGGGGATGTGGATTTAGAGTCCAAAAGAGTCAACGTCAGGATCTTCAAGACCGGAGATGTGGACTCCATGCCCATGATGTTCGAGTTGGAGCAGGAACTCCGGCGACACCTGATCTGGCTCACCAGCCAGGTCGGGGAACTCAAGCCCGACTACCACCTAGTTCCCGGCACCAACGGGCACGGAACCTACATCCCAACCAAGCCAGTCCGACGACCAGCAGACATCATCAAGAAGGGACTCACCCGCATCGGGTGGGAAGATGTGCGCGGTGAAGGGGGACACACCCTGCGTCGGACAGGTGCCCGACTACTACTCATGCGCCTCGAAGACGAGGGAGTGGACAGATCCATGCGGATTGTCCAATACTTACTGCACCACAAGAACATGGCGCAGACGGAGCACTACCTCGGGATCACCGTAGATCGGCAGTATCGAGACAGAGTGCTCACGGGAATGCGCTTCTACTCAGAAGACGAAAACGTCATTCCCCTACGGAGAGCGGAGTAGCAAGTGGCGAAGATTACGAGTCTGGCGTGTGACAAATGCGGGATTCACGAAGATGACATACCAATAAAGGAGTGGTCTGCCCGACGCGGATCAACCCACTACCTCGGCGAACTGTGCGACGACTGCTTCACCAAACTCGTACAACAGTTCAAGCCCAGCACCAGGGGTGGTGGACGGCACGTTATCGCGGAAACCAAACTCGAAGACATTCAGAAAAAGGCATAAAAAAAGAAGGGACGCGCAATGCGTCCCTCTTCCTTTACCAAATCGTCAGGCTTAACAATCCCAACGTTTGTTCGTCCAACTCCCCATGAGCGGTAATTCCATTTGCCTGCTGAAGCCCACGAAGGACTTCCATCAATCCACGATCCAAGCAGTTATCACCTGGGATGTTTAGTCGCTCTCGAACCTTGACCACAATTGGTGCTCGCTCGTTTTCCACAACGTAGGGAACTGCTGAAATCACACTACCTCCACATCGACAGTCTGTAGTTGTACGGTCACCATCCCTCCGAATCCATTGACGTAAGAAGGTGGTGAAGTTTGCTCGAACTGAACGGCGCGAATCACGCAGATGCGTTCTTCATTATTCGAAAAGTCCTGGAACAAACAAGCACCGCCGCTTTGTTCCAACTTCTCTAACGCCTGAAGCCGTGTCCACGGGTCGCTCGTTCGGATGACCCCGTTGGAATCCTGCTCTTCGTTGTAGGCTAACAGCGGAATTGTGATGGTGCGCGAACGAAGCGGAGCCGGAAGCGCCCTGAACTGCCACTCCTCCAAGACCGGCCCCTTGGTCGTGTCGCTCGAATCACGAGTCAAAGTCACACGAACCTCGAACTCCGTATCCGGCACGAGATCCGCTGACACAGGAATGTTAAGAACCGTGCCCAACGGAACGCTGCCGAAATCTGCGGCATCACCAGCGGGGTTCACCACACGCACACCCAGCGTTCCAGTCTCGCTCTTGCTGCGGATCGAGAAGGAGACTGGCTGCTTGTACTCAGTAGTACCAAACCGAACAAAGCCAGAATCAAGTACTCCAACAGGAGCCTTGACCGTAGCCGACTCCACATAAACATTCGTGCTTGTGCAGACAAGCGCACGTCCCGTCGTACCCACGAAAGCAACCGACTGAGGTGTTCCATTGGCTACCGAAATATCTGAAGCGTAGGCGTAGAAGTTACCCACCTGCTCCCCAAGATCTATTCGCCACAGGCCTCGCTCACCTAAACGCTCAAGGCTTCGAGTCGCATAGACATACTCACCATCGAAGGCAAGATCTTGAATGTCGTCCTCCACGGATAGAGGACCATAAACAAAACCATTACCGGATTGGGATTCAGCAGCAACACGAATACCACGGTTGGTAGCAGCGACGACAAACGTATTCAGGTAAGACTTAAGAGTGCGGAGCACTTCGCCCGTGGGGAACTCAGCAGTATTAATCGGCTCAAGCATCCCACCGGAGCCAGTAGCAGTCGTATCAATCGTAAAGGACAAGACCTTCGCCTGAACACCAATGTTCATGGCAACCAAGATCGCCGATGTGGTTTCCGTAACAGCGACAAAATCCAGTTCCGTCGTCGCGTACTCGTATCGTGAATCCCCGGTCGTCGTGTTTAAGTCAATCGCCGCCGGGGGAGAGGTAGGGTTCCTACCCAACTCGAACACGCGCATGGGCAATGCGTCAGTTATTTGACACCCAACAATGATTCGGTCTTTGACGTAGCCAAGGGCCTGGACAGTCCACGCACCTCCCGGTGCGTCGTACAGTTTCGATACCGAAAGGGACTCGGTAATTTCGTAAAGACCATCGTTCGCCGCTACGAGAGCGTGACAACCATCCGTCGTCAATGCTTGTGCGGTCGCCGTGAAAGCGGTTATCTCAACGACACTAGATGAGGAAATCTGATACAGGTAAACGTTGCCGCCGTTGACAAACCAAGTACCCATCGTGCAGGTGTGAGCGTAAGAGCCTCCGTGGGTTGCCACCTGATCGGTGTCATTCAGTAGGCTCAACTGGCCTTGAGTCCAAACGTCGATGTTTGCTGACTCACGAAAACGGAAGAGGTCACCCTCGTCTGCGTCATAAAAATCAGCACCGGCCCCTCGATGCCACGAGGTAGCCGACCGAAGCCACCAGTTAGAAAGCGAGTTCTCACCCGCTGAAGCCTCTTGATCGACGCGCTCCTTCTGGTACTGCGTCGTCACGCGACTAATAGGATTAGCGTCGTGTGCTGCACTCAACCACGCTTGATTACCTATCGCGTAATCAGCGGCAAACGAACTCCGGTCATAACGAGCCAGCCGATCAATGATGTCTCGACCGATGGCGAACGGAAGTTCATTGACAACTGCCTTGTTATCAGCCATTAGTTAGTACACTTCCACTTCCGACGAGCCTTATTCAAACGAGAGTTAGGATCTTTGGCTGCCCCTGGAAACTTCTTCATCTGACCTTTACTGCGAGCACAGTAAGAACGCTTGCGAGGGCCACCTCCCGGCTGCGGTGGCTTAATGTCCTGTCCCTTTGCACGCAAAGATGCGCGGCCCTTTTCGTTAAGACCACCTTCGGGGTTCTGCCCCTCGGCCCTCGTCCACGCAGCAGTCCGGTACTTCTTCTTCTTTGGGCGACGGTCAGGCAATCTAGCCATACAGCCTCTTCCGCCAAGCCTTCTTCAACTGACGATCCTTCGTCAGGATAGGAAGCGGCCACAGGCGCTCATCCTTCTGTGCCTTCTCCGTGAACGAGATGTGAATGTGCTGGTAGTGGCCCCAATTACCAGGCCGCCACTTCCACCACTTACTGCGGTAAGTGCCCGAGGCGAGCCGACCCTCGTACACGACGTACTTGACGCGCTTGCTACCCGGCAGGCCGGATGCTGCATACGCACGCAACTGGTCGGCGAGTTTCCTCGCCGCCCTACCGTTGCGCCACTTGCCCTTGCCCATGTTCTCGTCAATGTCGAGAGCGTGAACCCAACCATTCTTGTCAGGGTTGTGATCGGACTTGCGCTTAGAGTGCGCCCGATCCCCGATCCAACCATCAGACCGCTTATCCCGACCGGGCCAGCGACCATTGATCTGGTCACGAAGGACGACACCGCCCTTCACCAACTTAGCCATCCGACTGCCGCCCGAAGCGAGGGTTCTCACCGTTCAAGTAATCAACCAACACAACAATCGCCGGAGGAATCGCAACCACAAGAACCGGAGGCAAGCCGAACCCCGCGATGTTGTCCACCACCCACGTCAGGGCAGTCGCAGCGAAGATCTTCAACGCCACACCTACAGGGTGATCGTTCAGAAACGCCATGAAGTCTTTCCACGAGTTCATTCCTTATCCTCCAAATGCCACATGATGTGGCCGTCGATCTTCTTCTCGATACGGTCAACCGCATCCCTCATGGACTGGCCGCCGTTAGGTTTCATCTCTCGATACATCCGGTTGATGCGAGCGTCAATCACGAAAATGAGAGCCGACAGCATCAAGCCAACGATTGACAGGATCGCTAAGACTGCGCCGGGTGTGTCAAGAGTCATTCACTTTCCTTGGACATAGGTAAACCCCCGCACCTCACACATGCGGGGGGTTGATGGGTTTGTTAGTTATCCGATGCGGTAACGAATGATGACGATTCCGTCGGAGCCTCGTCCTCCGCGAAAGGTGACGTTCCCACTACCACCGCCACCGCCGCCGCAACCAATTCCAGTCGCGTTAGAAGGAATCCCGCTAGTCCCCGCCGCGTCGCCTCCACCTCCTGCGCCGCCGCTTCCGTGAGGGCCGTAAGCGGAGGTATTCTGCGATCCGCCCCCGCCACCGGCTGCGTACCCGTTCGATAATCCATCGAACTTAAAATTGGCAAGCCCGTCACCGCCGTCACCGCCACCAAGAGACTGATCCGTCGCGCTGTTAGACCCACCTGCCGAGACGTATCCTCCACCGCCGCCCGAGGCGTAGTGCAGAACCACGCAGCCACCAGAGCCGCCGTCGTTTCCTTGCGAAGCAGTCCCAGCACCACCGCTGCGAACCCCTACGCCGGTCGAGGTGGCGCTGTTGTGAGACGCTCCACCGCCTGAGCCACCGGGGTATCCCTCAATCGGGGTTGTGTAACCAACACCAGCCGATCCACCGCCAACAGCGGTGAGCGATCCAAACACAGAGTCGTCTCCGTCATCAAATGTACTTCGGTAGTAGTACGGCCCGTAACCGTCGTTGTTGTAACCACCTTTACCAACGGTGATGGAGTAAGTAGAGGCAGTCACTCCGTAGCCGTATTGAAGGATCAACCCACCGGCTCCACCCCCGCCCCCGCTGTATGCGTTACTACTGGCAAGGTGGCCTCGTCCACCACCGCCTCCTGCGCAAATAAGGGCATCTATGATTCCCGCTTGCGAGAACGTAATGTCGTAACTGGCTCCTGCGGCATACGGGAAACGATGCACGCGGTAGATGCCACCATTCACGGTTCCGGCTGTTCCATCTCCCGTGAACGTGAACGGAGTGTCACCACCACTCTGCGCATTGGAGTATGACCAGTTTTCAGGGGCCAGCCCAGAAGTAACTTGGGTAGCACCAAACGGGTTCTTTAGACGATCAATAGCCATGTTAGGAAATCTCCGATCCGAACAGAGCGAACGTGAGGTTCGCGTTACTCGCGCTCACGCGCACATACTTATTTGTTGCATCCAAGGTCAGACCAAGAGTGAGGCCGACAGTCTCAAACCCCGTCAGCACATCGTTACGAACGATGTACTTGCTGGTCGCTGGCTCACCAGAGTTTGAGTCAGAGATAGCGACCGTGTAGTAGGCAGCCGTGTTGCTGCGGTTACAGATCGTGAGCGTGGACACGACGGCTGCCGTAGCAGACGGACAGGTGTAGAGCGTGGAGTGTTCAAACGCTGTCAGCGTTCCTGTCGCTGCTGTGCTTGCAACATCGGACGCAAAAGAAGCGTAGGAAAGAGTCGTGCTAGTAACAGCGGTGACGGTGAACACACCATCGAACGCTGCGTCAGCGGTATCCATAGCGACGCTCACCTGCTGGCCCACGCCAATAGAGTGCGCTGCGCTCAACGTCAACGTAGCGACGTTGCTTGTCAGTTCCTTGTTCGTGACTGAGAGCGACGACGCGCTTGACGCGGCCTGTCCCAGCACCTTGTAAGTGGTCGGCATTTTTTATGCTCCCATCATGAGAAGTGGACTGAACCCAGCCGAAGCCAGATCTTCTTGCGTAGCAGCATCATCAACAATGTCTGCCGTATCCCTGTTTTTCGTCTCAGGCATTTCCTAGTTCCTTCTTCTCGCTTGATGTGATACCCGTCTTTTCAATGAACTCAGGCAAGAAGCCAGCCTGATGAATGGCGTTCAGTTGCGCCCAATCAACCTTGCCCTGACCTACGGCCTGCAACTCCGCTTGACGACCGAGGCGTGCCTGCCAGTAGGCAGGCTGCGCCGCCTCAATCTCATCGCGAGTGAACTTGTGTGGGAACTGGTCGTACATTTCAATCAAGTGATCCAGTTCGCGCTTGAAACCACGCTCCAACAGGCGACTATCCTCAAGGTCAATTTCTCTGATCTGCGCCTCAATCTGGTCAGCCTTACGATCCGACTCCTTAAGTTCATCAATTTCTGCCTGAGCCTTCTCCACTCTCAACGCTGACTTCTTGTATTCAACAAGTGCGCCCTGCAATTCCAAGCACACCTGATGGAAGGCCATTTCAATCGTGTCATGTTGACCAAGCACGAAGCGTTCCAGTTGGAAGCGTGAACGCGGCTGGGATACTTCCTCAATAGATGCAAGAATGTCTGGCCTGTCAATCATTAAACGTCCCACAATCCCTGCGCCCAATATTGGGTGTGACCAAAGCCGTCATCAATGGTTCCAGTCGCGGCGACGTTTGAAATCATGCTCAACGTCCTAGTCGCGTAGTCCATTTTCTGAACGTAATTCTTGTAATCCGCGTTATAGCCCCCGTGCCAAACCCCGTGATCGTCAAAAGAAATCCCGCAAGGCCGTTGCACTTGTGCGCCTGTGCGAACGATGCTTGAGAGCGTGGCAGATCCGTAGGCAAAACTTTGAATAGTGCGATTGTCGTAAGCCAAGTATGCCGCTACACCGTCATCAACAATGGCATTTGCCAACTCCTCAGACCACCCCGTTCCAAGATAAGTAACAGTTTCGGTTGTCATATCAAACTGCTCTATGCCGGTATTAGGATTGGTTGAGGTTGTCCGACCGCCATTTTGGTATCCAGAGTTGTTGGTCGTGTGATGCCAGTACGCTCTTTGATAACGACTGCTTGCCCCAACTACACTAAGGCGGGTAAATGTCTCAGTCGAATACAACACCTTGTCAATAGAATTTATATGAACCGATGAGTTGCGACCACAAGCCGTGTAACCCGCGACGTTCCGATTCCAAAAACTAGAGGAACGGCTGGTGTTATCCCACGCAGTTGAAGAAGCCGCAAGACTGCTCCACGTTTCCGTGGGGTACGCCAACTTGTACACATCGTCGTTATAGTCCGTGCCGTTAACGTGTCCCTTGCCAGCGTATCCAGCGTTTCCCTTGTCGGACACCGCCGTAAAGTAATACATATTCACCGGCATGGTCGGCCCCGAACTCCACGACTCAGCAACCGCGTTGTACTTGGTCACAGATGAAGAAGCCGGTAACCCCCCAAGAATGTAACCAGTCTGATCTAGCCACGAAGGTTGCGAGGAAGCGGATGAAGCCTGAGAAGGAATCAAACGCATAGCAACCGAGTTCTCAGCAGTCTGCGTGTTGATCGCTACTTGAGTGAAATCTGCTGCGCCAACCGTAAAGTTAGTGCCAGAGTTACTTGCCAGAGTGGTCGTTCCGTCACCCAAGTAAACCTCGACCGGATCGTTAGAGGTGACCTGCACGTTGCCGGATGTTTGAGGAACCGTGAATGTGTGAGTTC